CTTCAGGGGTCGGGAGCTCTCTCAACAGTCTAACCACTAACCACTAACCACTAACCACTAACCACTAACCACTAACTATGACATAGGAGGAAATTATGTCAGTAACTGAAGAGCCTAAGGCAATACCAAAAGAAGTACCCTCTTCCTCTCCCTCTACATCAACTGTAAGGGAGAGGGTACTTAAGAAGGCAGGCGAAACCAATAAGAAAACGGAAGAGTTCGAATTCTTTGGTGAGCAGGTCTATTTTCATCGGCCTTCATTAAGGGAACTGCAAGCTAATCGTCTTGATGATTCCCAGAACGATGAAGCTACTGCCTTCTTGATTACTAAGTATCTCCGTTCCGCATCTTCTAATCAACCCGTATTCGAAGAGACGGATATGGAAATCATTATGGATTTGCCTTTCTGTCCTGATACACAAAGGCTACAAAGCAAAGTAGGCGAGTTCCTTGGTCTTGATTTGGATAGTGCGGTAAAAAACTCCGTGGCAACCACTGGAAGCTCGCCGTCCTGACGGTTGCATATGAATGGAAGAAGCTCATATCCGAAGTAGAGGAAATGACACAAGAAGAGCTTCTTCCATATCTTGCCTTCCTAGAACTTAGAAGAAGGGAAGAGATTAAGGCGAGTAAGGAAGCTAACCGAAGGTCTAGATCGAAAAGGTAAACGGAAACAATGTTCAATCTAGGTAGTGTCTTTTTCAATGTTGGTGCCAATACTAGTGGTCTACAAGCTGCTGGTAAGAACGTCGCCAACTTCGGAAGGGCGATGCAGGTTACTAACAACCAGATTGTCGCTTCCACAAAGAAGTCTTCGGCAGCTATAGGTGGAGTTGGAACTGCTGCAGCTAGAAGCCAAGCTAGGACTAGTGGCTTCGTTAACCTTATCCGGGATCTCAGCTCCGCATCAGTCCTTGTTGTTGGCCCTCTCAGTGGTGTTGGTGCACGTATTACTGCCTTAGGTAGTATCGTTGGCCGTTCCAATCTAATGTTGGCAGGCTTCTTAGGTGGCTTAGCAGGTACGGTTGCCGGACTTGGTAAGTTGAGTACCCAAGCCCTTAAGACCGAACTTGATTTCCAAAGGGTAGGTAAGAGATTTGAAGCCCTAGGCACTCCCGCTTCCGGGTTATTCCTCCAATTCGAAGACATCCGTAAAGTAGCTGATCGTACAGGGACGAGCTTTGTTATCCTTGCCGAACAGTTTACCAAGTTGTCTGCTGCTGCTAAAGGTACTGCCTTAGAAGGTGGAGGCGTAAGACAGATCTTTGAAGACTTCGCCCTTATAGCTGGTACAGCGAAGTTATCCAATGAGGAAATTGGTGGAGTCCTTAAAGCTATCGAGCAGATGGTTTCCAAAGGTACTGTACAGCTTGAAGAATTGAAGAACCAGTTAGGTGACCGTTTACCTGGTGCTTTGCAGATTGCTGCCAGAGCAATGGACGTTCCTCTTGAGAAGCTTCTTAAGATGATCAAAGACGGTAAGGTTTTAGCTGCAGACTTCTTACCTAAATTTGCTGCCGAAGCAAGACGCACGTTAGCTGGAACAGCCCAAAACGTTACAGGTCTACAGGCTTCCTATAATAGACTAGGTAACTCGATCTCATTCTTCAATAAGGCATTCAACGATACTGCTGGCCTCTCAAGTAAGGTAGAAAACGCTGTTCTCAGTATTTCCAGAGCAGTTGACTACCTCACCAACAATATGGAATGGTTTATCAAAGTTGGTACAGCAGCTGCAGGCTCTCTAATCGGACTTGCTGCTCCAAGTGTCATATCCGGGATAGTCCTCCTTACTGGTGGTATCCTAAGAGCTACGGCCGCCATGTTAGGTTTCAATGCTGCAGTAGTTGCTAATCCAATTGGTGGGGTTACAGTCCTACTAGCTAAGCTGGCCATTGCAGCTGGCGGAGCAGCCTTTGCCGTACATCAAACCAACCAAGCCTTTAAGACAATGGATGACACCTCAGCGATCACCCTGAAAGCGGCTAACGACTTCATCGAACAGCAGAACGGTGTCCAGAGAGTTATTAAAGGTACTACCAAAGTCTATCTTGATTCTGTCGGGCAACAAATAAGTGGTCTCAAGTTACAGCAAGAAGCCTTAGCCGCTTCCATCTCCGAATTGGAAAAGTGGGAAGTCTCATTTAGTGGGGAAAAGAGTAATAGAGAACTTTCACGTGTAGCTCAGCAAAGAGTCGACATCCTCAATGATGTTAACGATGCATGGAGATTATTCGGGGGTTCTGGCGACCTCATCAGTAGGGATATTATTCAGGGGGGTGATCCTAAACAGCTGGCTGCCCTTCGTGAACGTTATTCTTCCATTTCTGACACGATCGATACCTTCAATGATAAACTGCAAAAGCTTCAGCAGATTCAATCTGGAGAGGTAGATCCGATCACGCAAGCTTTAGGAGGCCCTGAGCTTTCTAAGAGGGCTACCAAAGCACTTTCCAGAACTAATATCGAACTGGATAAGATGCGTAATCAGATTGAACTCTTGCAGGCTGGTCCATTAGTATTCGAAGAGATGTCAAGAGCCATTGAGCGGCAGGAAGCAATCCAGAAGTTTACTGAAAGGCTCAAGACTGCAGAAATTGCACAATCATCCCTGAATAAGCTTGTTGCAGAGTTTACCATGTTATATGATCAGCAGCAGGCCCTCATCCTATCCACTGCAGGCTCCTACAAGATCTTCGAATCTATCAGAGACTCGGTCGGAGACGCTATGAAGGATATGGGCAAGACTATTGCTGACGCATTCACTACTGGTAAGTTGAAAGCTTCTGACTTTGTGGATGCGGTTAAGTCTATGGTCTCCAAGATTATCCAAGCCATTATCGAGCTTTCTATTATCAACCCAATCCTTAATAATCTGTTTGGGGCCCAAAATGCTACCTTAGGTTTCGGTGCAGGAACTAGTGGTATAGGTTCTATGATAGGGTCCCTCCTAGGGTATGCTAAAGGTGGAGCCTTCAAGAGTGGTGTCCAGTTTATGGCTAAGGGTGGAGTCCTCAATAAGGCTACCGCATTCAGCACCTCTCAAGGCTTAGCCGTTGCGGGAGAGGCTGGTGCAGAAGCTGTAATGCCTCTGACTAGAGATTCTAAAGGCAACCTGGGAGTTACTAGTACTGGTAGTAATAGTGGAGCCCCCACAATTAACATCTATACACCTCCCGGTACCTCTGCAAAGACTCGTAACCGCCAAGAAGGTGGTAGGCCAATTATTGACGTATTCATCGAAACTGTGGAAGGTGCTATAGGTGGAGGCCGAATGGATAAAGCTATGAAGGCTCGCTATGGTATGGGACCCAAAACACAGGCTATAGGAGGTTAGTAAGAAATGGCAGACGCATGGCCACCATCAATACCTTTTAAAGCCCATAATGGTGTCTGGACAGAAAACTGGACAGAATCCTATGGTGAATTTGCTGTAGATGACGGTCCACCAAAACGTCGTCGGAAATATGCTGATCCGGGGGATGTATGTAGTGTTCGGACAATATTGGATTCTACACAACGTACTGACTTTGAGACGTTCTATAAGACGACCCTCAAAAGAGGTACCTTGAACTTTACTGTAGATCATCCCATTACGGCTGCCTCCACCGATTGGCAATTTGTGGGATCGGTCACTCTGGTGTATACCAATACCAAGTTCATATGTGATTTCCAAGTCAGGAGGCTAACCTAATATGCCACGCAACCTGACTACACGTTTTTGGGAAGCCATTACAGCCGCCGTTACTGATGAGCAGTTTCTACTACTTCTTACCTTATCACATCCCAACCTTATAGATCCTATAAGAGTATGCTCTGACTTCACTGATGTGACTTCCAACAGTATAGTATACACGGGGTATCCATTCGGTATAGTACTTCCATCGTCTCAGGATGACATTCCAAGAGCTCAGTTGACCATACAGAATGTCGATTCCCGAATAGGGGAAGTCCTTAGAGGAATCTACGCTCCTATTAGCGTAACCATTGCTTGTGTGCTTCGGGATGATCCTGACGAGGAGATATTTTCTTATAACTTCCTTAAGCTTAGGAATGTCAATGGGGATGCTCTTACTATCCAAGGTACTCTCTCAATGACAGACTACTCCGTCATTCCATATGGCCGCAACATCATTAAGCAACAACTTCTTCCGGGGCTATACAAATGACCCTGACCCCACCCCCAACCCCAATCCCGGCTAATCATCGCTGGCTCTTTCCTTATATGAAGGCTAGGTTTTCTGCAGAAGGTCAGACATTCCAAGAGGGCTTTAACTGTTGGACGATGACTGCTCATATCTACAAAAACGTCTTAGGTATCGAGCTTCCTCTATACGACACCATTCCCCTTGCAGATATGTTGAAGGTGCGAGATACTATTGACGACCAGAAATCCATAATGACCTGGTCCCCTATACCTATCGGAGAAGAACAAGGTTTCGACGTTGCCTTGATGAAATCCGTTGCTAGGGTCCAAGGTAAATTGAAATCAGTATTAGGTCACGTAGGTCTTATAACGGAACCGGGGAAGTTAATTCATATTGATCCGCAGTTGGGCGTTGTCCATGGCTCGTTCCGGACAATAATGAGGAGCGGTAGCGCCGATAGACGACTGGAAAACCGGGTAGTGGAGATATATCGACATGAAGCCCTCATTTAAGAAAAAGGTAATCAATGGCCATTTCGATGTGGCTATGAATAGATTACCGTTTACCAGTCAGGTATATGCAGATAGAATGTCTGTAGGGGCTACCGTCTTCGATGTGGTTAACGGACTTCCTATAGAGGTTCTCCCACCCCTATTTGCCTCCTCCGGAACGGTCAGAATCAATGGGGTAGAAGTGCCGAGAAGTTATTGGACACATGTGAGACCTAAACAGGGCACATGTGTAACTCTGCACCATACTCCTTTAGGAGGTGGAGGAAACGATACCGCCAAGAATATTGGGGTAATCGTGGCTTCGATAGCTATCGTTGCCTTGACAGGCTTTGTAGGTGCCGGCGGTCTTGCAGCTCTGGGTGCAGGCTCCTTCTTCGCTTCAGGCACTTTAGGAGCTTCATTAGCTTCGGCTGCTATCGGTACAGCAGGTCTGTTAGCAATCAATGCATTAAGCCCCTCACCACAAGTTCCTAACAATCAGATTGATAGAGGACCCTCTCAAGGTACCTCTTCCGTCGATGGCAATATTGCTCCTAGAGGCGGTCGTCCTTATACTGTGATTGGTACGCATAAAGTCTATCCTACTATGGGAATGGAACCTCTCTATTACATCTCGGGGGAGGATGAATATGTAGATGCTCTGTATATCTTAGATGGTCCTCATAAGATGGAGGACATTAGAGTTGACGGAAGTCCCATAGAAGATCTTGAAGACGTAGAATACTCAGTCTCTGAAGGCTTTGGTAATGAAAGTCCTATGACCTTCTTCTCTAAGTATACCTATACTGATGGCCCCCAGATTGAACTTAGCTTGCATGATGTAGGCGAAGATAGTAGGGCTCTACAAGATCAGTCAACCCCGTCCAATAGCTATCCGCAGTGGAATGTGGTTATCTCTAAGGCTGATCCGGACGAAATCTGGATAGATATAGTCTGGCCTGAAGGTGTGTTTGATACGGACAACGTTACTAGGTTCCAAGGTATTCCTTATCGCCTCCGGATGAAGGAACTTGGTGGGGATACATACGTAAACTTCCCCGAGATTCATTTCATCGGTAAACGTTCAGGTTTATATAGGAAGTCAATTAGAATCATCCGGGGTCCTGAAACAGCTGGAGTTACAGGTCCAAGCAAAGATGCCTTTAGATATGGATTCCATACAGTTCCTGCTCAGGATATAGCTCCAGTAGGAAGTGGAGATCAATGGAATGCCGATTCTCACTTCGTAGGCTCTGCCACTATTAATGATGTGAATAATGTCATCTTCCGATTTGATCGGGCAGAAATATTCGTTGACGAAACTATAATGCCTACCGGAAAAATTTGGCAGGTAGAAATTCTTGGAGGCGGTGTATATGACTTGGGAGACTTCCATATCTCTGGAGTCACTGTCTACGAATCTGACGCTTCAGACGGTATACTTGCAGGTTATAGGAATTATTTTGAACATCAAACCGTAAGCTCTGAAGCGGTTATATCTAGGAACGTTGAAACTGTCTCCTACAAGTCCATGCTTCTCAGAATAGTAAGTATCTACAATGATTCGCCTATGAATACTACTAATATGGCATATTTGGCTATCCGTGGGCGAAACAGAAACTTTGCCAGGGTTAGCGTAATAGCTTCTGCATATGTACGCGATTACGGTTATGAGGATATATTCCAAGGATGGTATTTCACTAGTGGGATTGAATCTTGGGGAGGCTACTCTACTGACCTAACTTTAACTCGTCCAGGAATTATGCGAGTAACTTCAACGGGATCTGATCCCATATTCAAGAGCCCGTTGGGTTTAGGTATTGATGGAACTACCTATCCCATAGTCAGAATGAAGATTCGTAGGATTGCGGGTGCTAATTGGGAGGGTAATATCTACTTCGATACTATGGGAGATGGTACTGATTATGATTACACCCAGAACGTTGCCGAACCTACGTGGGATGATGCCTGGCACGAACTTGAATGGGATATGACTACAGCATCGGGAGCGGGGGATCCTTGGGAAGGTAATACGATCCATAGCTTTGAGTTCCACCTCGGAGATACCGACGCTACTGACGTATTCGAAATCCAATGGATAGAGGTGTGCAATAAAGATGGTGGTATTGGCTGGCATGCTTTCAGACCTACATCTAATCCCGTACCCCATTATTTGGATACATGGTGCTTCGACCCCAATCCAGATCCTCTCAGTCTAGACATCCTAGATGAAGCTGAGATATTGGCATGGAAGGATTTTTGTGATAAGCAGGACTTTGAATGTAATCATATTATCGACAACATTGACATTCTATCCGTTGCACGTCTCTTAGCCTCTTGTGGTAGAGGCCAATTGAGATTGTCCGATACATTAGGAATCCTATACGACTATGATCGCTCATCGGAAGCTATAGCCAACTTACTATCTCCTAGGACTACAAGAGACTTCAAGTTCTCTAAGCTCTTCAATCGTCCTCCGAATGCCCTCTTTGTAAGGTTTACAGACAGGAATCTGGATTACAGAGAGAACTATACCTTAGTAGAGAATCCCTTCACTCTTAATTGGGATGGGAACTACATTGAGGAAGAAATTAACTATGCAGGACTTACAAGCGAAGAAGAAGTTATCCGCAGAGCCAACTACGACTTTAGGCAACTCCGTTATAGGGATATGGGATACTCCCTAACAGTTGATATTGAACAGCTAGCCGTGGATAGGGGATCTTTAATAGGGGTCAGCCACAATAGCATTAAGAGCATAATGACCTCTCAGAGGATTAGGGAGATCTATACCTCAGGTCCCAATGTAACCGGACTTAAGATGGAAACCCCATTCCAACAGTATTACGAAGATGGTCTATTTGCTACTGGTGCCCTCTTGGCTACTCAGGAAATGTTCATTCTAGGGTATAACACCTCAGTCTCTATAAGATACGAAGATGGTTCAGTATACAACTTCGATCTTGCTGGAACTACAGGAGAATCCCAAGACATCACGTTTGATACTCCCTTCACTATACCAGCAGATCTGGTAGAGGGTAGTCTATGCACATTTGCAGCAGTATCAGAAACCTATCTTAGAGGTATAGTAGTAGGTGTAGAGCCTCAAGACGAATTAACTGCAACTTTAACCTTTGTAGACGCTGCTCCAGAAGTAGTTACAGACCTTATCTAGGAGGATAACCTATGACCGTAGATAGATTAACACCCACATCAACAACCCATCCCTCTGACATTGATGGGGACACATATGCAGATGAAGTCAGCGAAGAAGTTGGAGGTCTTTGGAAGAACTCAGCTTTATGGCTTGACTCTATCGCAGGTACAGGTAATGCCATTACAGCTGCCGTTTCCCCAACGCTAGATTCCTATAAAAAGGGTCAGCATTATTGGTTGATACCTGCAGCAGCTAACACTAGCGCAGTGACCCTTAATATTGATAGCCAAGGTGCTAGATCAATTAAAAATGCTGATGGGTCAGAATTGGATTCTGCTACCCTTTCTACTACGGTAATGGTATTAATAGTTGATAATGGGACTAACTTTGTTTTGTTCCGTTCATCAAGTGCTAGTGGTGGGGGTGCTCGTAGTGTTCCCACTCTTCTAGACACATTCACTTTAGCTGTTAGTTCACAGAACGCTCCGAGTGATACCCTTTCTTTGGAAGAATACCAACATCTTCTAATTGAAGTAGCTGACATGACTACCGTTGGAGCTACTCAAGCAAGAGTCCAGTTTTCTGATGATGATGGTTCTAACTGGGGAACTGGTGCTGCGGTCCTCATAGGTGGTAGTGATGGAGTAGATGGAGGTTCTAATCAAAATATTGACTGGTCACTCTCTTCGGGTGCTATGATGGGACAATTCGACGCTACCCATACTGGCTGGGGAATCTGTCGCGTAGAGTATGCCGGATTGTCTACTAAGACTATTCCCAAAGGTATTATTACCGAAATGTGGATGGACAGTAATGACTGGATGAAGGGTCACGGTCATGCCCTTCAGATTGGGAAGATCAATAAGATCAGAATCCACAACCTCAGTAGTAATATGGATGGCGGTACCTGTAACGTATACGCCTATTAATTAACAATTAACCTCAGGAGGATAGTAACATGGCTAAGAAGACCTTTAACGAAGTAATGCACCATATCTTTAAGTATGAAGGTGGTTTTGTTAACCATCCACAGGATCCTGGTGGTGCAACGAATATGGGTATCACAATTGGTACTCTTGAAGGTTGGCGTAAGAAACCTGTACACGTAAGTGATGTCCGGAACCTCACTAAGGCTGAGGCTATGCAAATCTACAAAGCCAACTATTGGGATAAGGTTCGTGGAGATGAAAGACCAAGTGGTTTAGATTTGGTTGCAATGGATGGAGCAGTCAACTCAGGAGTCTCGAGAGCTTTGAAGTGGGTACCTATAACTTCAAAGAAGGATCCTATTGTCCAGATCGATCTCTCGTTGGATACTAGGCTCAACTGGCTTAAAACCTTAAAGACTTGGAAAACGTTCGGTAAAGGATGGACTAGTAGAATAGCGGACGTACGCTCAACGGCTAAAAGGATTGCACGAGATCAGGATCCCACAACGGTCGTTGGGCATACCAGAGCATTCAATACAGCAACCAAGGAAGCTCAAAAACGCCTCCAAGAGTTGGGTTACCATTCAGGATTAGTAGACGGTCTCTACGGTACCCGTACCCGGAACTCAATCCTAGTTTTTGAAGAGCGTCATGGTATGAATGGTGATGGAGTCCTCAATCTTGAAGAGTTCGACATACTTCTTTCATCTGCCGCACTCGAAGCAGAGAAGCCTAACCGTTCTGATAATCCCGGAGAGCTTCGTAAGAGAAGCCGTATTGCTCATAAGTCATGGCTAGCCCAAATCCTTACCTGGATTAAAGGTTTCCTTGGTATTGGGACAGTCGGAGCTATCAGCATAGGAGACATCTCTCCGGCTATCGATAAAGGAAAAGAGGTAGCTGACTCTGCCCAGGGCCTTTTTGATAGCGCCTCTCCGTTAGTGTGGATTATAGGTGGAGTGGTTGTTGCTCTTGTGGTCTTCGAAGTTATAGACTACTTCCTTAAGAAGCAGATCG